CGAGGTGCTGGCGGCTCGGCTCGCCTTCCTCTGCCGGACGAGGTCGACACTCTCCTCGGCACCGTCGGACCCTGATCGGTCCACAACAGAGTAGGAGGAGAGAGTGCTTGAACTGAAAGTGCACGATGGAGATCGTGAAGTCGTGCTGAAGTTGGAGCACTCTCTTCTCTCTCTGTCAAAATGGGAGTCAAGAACCAAAACTCCCTTCCTGACAGAGCGGACGAAGCAACCGATTGAGATGGTGGATTACTTCCGGGACATGGTTGTGTCTCCGGAAGAGGATGCAGATCTTGTATACACCTTTACACCGGACCAGTTGGAAGTAGTGACCAACTACATCAATGAACCTCAGACCGCTTCGACTGTTCCCGAACAGAAGAAGGAGTACAACCCCGAGGTTGTCACCAGTGAATTGGTCTATCACTGGCTTGTCGCCATGCGAATTCCGTTCCATCCTGTTGAAACGTGGCATCTTAGCCGTGCAGTGATGCTGGTACAGATCCACGCCTACAAGATGAAGCCCGAGAAGAAGCAGAAGCGCTCAACTCTTGACACCATGACCGAATGGATCAGGCAGAACGAGACGAACAAGAAGATCCTCGGCATCAAGGACGGAAAGGAGGAGGCTTGATGATTACTTGGGACGATCCCAACACGCGTTACTACCATCATGGCCTTGACCATGGTGTTGTGTACATTCCCGGCATCGATCCGCTTCCTTGGAATGGGTTGACGGCATTCGACGAAGGAAACTCACCCGGTCAAACGAGCATTCTCTACCGCGACGGCATTGTGTATCTCTCCGATGTCGAGGCCGGAGACTTCTCGGGTCAGATGAAGGCGATCTACTACCCCGATCCGTTCGGTGCGTGCATCGGAATTCCCGAAGCCACCGATGGACTGTTTGTGGATAGCCAGAAGCCCAAGCCGTTCAATCTTTCCTATCGGACCTTGGTTGGAAGCGGCGCCAAGGGCGATCGATTCGGATACCAACTCCACTTGGTCTACAACTGCATGGCTTCCATCGGCTCAAGAGGTCGACAGACGATCAACAACGACAAGCAACCTGTCGAGATGACTTTCGACATCGTCTGTACTCCTGTGAAACTGCCGGGATACAGGCCTTCGGCGCATTACATCATCGACACCCGCGGAATGTCCCCGGCAAAGATCGCCGAGATCGAGACAATTCTCTATGGTGATGGCGTAACGCCCGGCATGCTTCCAGATCCTCTAGTTCTCTACGATCTGATGAACTTCGGTGACGCAATCGTGGTCACCTCACATGGCGATGGCACATTCGACGTCGAGGGGTCAAACGACAACGTGATTCTCGAACTCGACGACGAAACCATCACTCTCAAGAACATCAATGCCACGGCTCCAGCGGCCGATGGGTCGTACACAATCTCTGACGGCGGCACTACTACCGTCGTAGTCGGCTAGGAAGGAAAACCATGGCAACAGTCACAGCAATCACCAAGGCAAAGGCCGACGAAGTCCTCGGAATGTCGGTTGTTTCGGGATACGTCAACGCCTCCGGCCACCTGATTCTCGTCAGAGGGAATGGCGCGGAGATCGACGCCGGCGACTTCTCGGGAATCATGACGGGTCTCATCGACGCACAGGTCGACGCGGCGGTTGCGGCAGAAGTGCCAAACTACGTCGCGGGCACCACGGTCAACAAGGGCAATGTGTCGGGCGCCATCACTTTCACGGAGTTCAACAACGTGAATCTGGTCAACGCCATGATTCGAGTGACTGCTACGGGCAACCTGACGATCAACACGTCGGCTCTTCCGTCCTCACCCAAGCCCAACACTCAGTTTGCGATCAAGATCCAGCAGGACGCGACTGGTGGACGTACTCTCACTCTCACCGGCTTCAAGAAGTCGCAGGGCGTGCTCGCTCTGACTCCTGCCGCGAATGCCATTGACATCGTCGTGTTTCTCTACGACGGCGTCAACTGGTACGCCGGAATGATGGGCGTTGATTTCAAGTGATGAAGGCGATCATGCGGCTGGACAAGTCGCAAGTGAAGCCAGTCATCCTGTACGAATCTTCGAGCCCATCAACGGCATTCAATCGTCTCGTTCCGATCATGGCCGGCTACAAGAACTACGAAGTCATCATGGTGGGCGCCGCCGGAGGCTACAGCGGTGACTGCTCGGATGGGGGCTCGGTTCTGCGAACGTGGCGTGCCGGTGGTGGTGGAGGCGGACTCCTGAAACTGGCTGGCACATTGGCCAGTCTCGCCGATTCGACTCCGATTGGGGTTGGAGTAGCGGGTACTGACGGTGCTGATCACCTCCAAGAAGACGTGCAGGCCGGAAGTGGGACCGATGGTGGTGCTTCATTCTTCGGTGCGCATCAGGCGTACGGGGGTAAGGGTGCTATCGGCGGGAGATACCACGTCACAGTCACTCAGAACCTCAACATCAACGAAGAAGGCGGCGACGGTGGTGGAAACAGCGCCGGTCTTGGCGCAGGAGGCGTCGGTGGTATCTGCGCAGAGGAAGACTTCAGTATGCCCGGCGATACAAGGGCAGCGGTACTTCCTACTGACGGAACCTATGTCGTCGGTGGCGTGGCGCCAGTAGTTGGTGGTGGAGTCGGAGGTGGAGGCGGTACTGGTCGGGTCAAAGAGATCTCGACTGGTGCTGGCGACCCCAAGGGTGGATCCACGAGCCAAGTGGGTAGCGGATATTCCGTCGCAGGTCTTCCTCCGGGAAACAACGATGGTGCTCCGGGAGCGGGTGCGAAGATCGATACCTTCCTCGATTGGTATGGCCCATCGGGACTGACCAGCGGGAAGAAGTACGGCATGCGGAACTCCTCCGTTGCCGATCCCCTCAACATTCAACACGGTGTCGTAGCCATTCTTCTTACCTGAAAGGAGTGGCATGATCAGTTACTCCACGTCAGGCGGCGGTGAAACGCAGGCATGGCTTAAACGCATCATGAAACTCGATTTCAAGGGACTGGATGGATTGGCTGCACGTGGGGTTGACGCTCTGCGTGCAGCAACACCCAGAGAATCGGGAATGACCGCCGAAATGTGGCGGTATGAAATCGTGAGAGAAGATGGAGTGACGACCATCTGGTTTATCAACGACCATGTAGAAGGTGGTCACTTCAACGTTGCGGTCGGCCTACAGTACGGCCACGCAACAGGAACCGGAGGATGGGTCGATGGTTACGACTACATCAATCCGGCCCTAAGACCCGTATTTGACATGATCGCTGACGAGGTGTGGAAGGAGGTCCAGAGATGAGTGGAACCGAAAATCGCGTAGTCAACATGCAGTTCAACAACGGCACGTTCATGAAGAGCGCTGCCGACACCAGCAAGGCCCTCGCCGATCTGGACAAGGCCACATCTGCCGCAGGCAAGTCTTCGGGGCTCATGGATCTCGGAAACCAGATGGATCAGGTAGCCATCAAGGCTTCTGGAATGCAGGTCGCCACCGTAGCGGCCATTGGCACCATCGCGTCCAAGATCACAGCATTGGGTCTCACCACCATCAAGGGTCTCACGTTTGATCCGATTGCTTCGGGCTTCCACGAGTACGAAGAGAACCTCAACAAACTGAACACGATCATGAACGCGACGGGTCAGTCGGAAGAGCGGGTCCAAGGGATCCTCGACAACCTGAACCGTTACTCGGACAAGACGATCTACTCGTTCAGCAACATGACGAGTTCGATTCAGAAGTTCGTCAACGCTGGCGTTCCTCTGGGTCAGTCGGTGGAGTCCATCAAGGGTATCGCCAACGCGGCGGCTTACTCTGGTGCATCCACAGAAGAGGCCAACCGGGCCATGTACGCGTTCAGCCAGACCATGAGCACCGGATTCATGATGCTCAATGACTGGCAGCAGATCGACAACGCCAACATGGGCACGATGGAGTTCAAGAATCAGTTGCTCGAGGCTGGTGAAGCGGCTGGAACGCTGACCAAGCAGGGCAAGAATTGGGTTACCGAGTCCGGCAAGATGGTCAATGCGACCAGTGGTTGGCGCGACGGTCTTCAGGAGCAGTGGGCGACTACCGAGGTAGTGAACACGGCTCTGTCGAAGTACACCGACACCACCACCAAGTTGGGTAAGGCAGCCACAGAGTCTGCCATGGAATACAGGACGTTCACGGCGTTCATGGACTCGTTCAAGGAGTCGCTGGGCTCGGGTTGGGCTAAGATCTTCAGTTCGCTGATCGGTGGACTGGACGATGCAACCACGTTCTGGACCACACTCGCGAACTCTATCACTGGAGTCACCGAAAAATTCTTCAACTTCACTGCAACTGCACTTAAGACGTGGCGCACGATGGGTGGATTCGAGAAGACGATCCAAGGATTCAAGAATCTCTTCGCCCCGCTCGCTGCGATCTTCCATGTCGTAGGAGCCGCTCTAAGGGAAGCATTCCCGAGCGGGGACAAGGGTGCAGGCAAGGCGCTGTACGGCCTCTCAGCAGGCTTTGAGGCCCTCACAAGGCCCCTTCAGGTCCTTGCCGACGTGATCGAGGGCACCACACCGATGCTCGTGCTCTTCTTCAAGGCGATTCACCTAGGTGGGGCGCTAATCGGTGCCGCCGCCAGCAAGGTGGGCGACTTCGTGAAGGATCTGCTGGGTATGGTGAGCATCAAGGTGCCATCCGGCGGAGGTTTCATCGGCTTCATCAAGGATCTGGCCCGGGAGATAGGCAATGCCATCACCAAGGTGGATAACCTCATCCAAAAGGGTGCTTCCCTGACCAGTGCCTTCGGGTCTGTCTCCATCGACATGCCCACAATGCCCGACATGCCGAAGATGAGCATGCCGAAGATGCCCAAGATGCCTGCTCTGCCCACATTTGGTGCCGATGGTGGTGCCGCCAAGAAGGTAACCACCCTCTCGGCCAGTGTGACAGGGCTTACCCACAACGTTCTGGGTCTCGGTGAGGCTACCAAGAAGACCGAGAAGGCGTCTTTGTTCAATCCCACCGAGAAGGCCGACACAAGTAAGTTCGATGCTTACTCTACTGCAGCCAAGGAGATGACTGCAAACGTTGGAGCATCGGCTGAAGGAACTAAGTCGGTTCTCGTCAAAATGGGAGAAGGAATCGCTGCTGCATGGGATGCTGTCGTTAACTTCATCAGCGGAATCTCCGTTGAGGACGTTGTATCGGCATTTAACTCCGCGGCTTTCGCCACAATGGGGTTCTACCTCATCTCCTTCATCCGAACGATCAAGCAATTCACTGAGAACATCGGTGGAGCGATCAACACATTCTCAAGTCTCGCCAATGTGGCCAATCGTGCGCTGGATCAGACCGGTCAAGCGGTCAAGGCGTTCCAGACGCAGGCTCGAGCAGAGTTGTTGAAGGCGATTGCGCTTGCGCTGTTGGCTTTGGCTGCTGCTCTCTTCATCCTTTCGCTCATCCCGACCGATAAGTTGGTCAAGTCGTTGGCAGCCCTCGGCATCACGGCGTTCATCATGAGTAAGTCGATGTCGTCCATGGCGTCAACGATTGAGAAGATGGACGGAGCCAAGGCCGGAATCAAGATGATCGGTCTGTCGGTCGCCATCACTGCGTTGGCATTTGCGATGGTTCTGCTGGCAACAGCGTTCCTCATCATGAACAAGGTCGAGTGGGAAAGCGTGGCCAAGGGCATCATCACGATGTTCGTGGCCATGAAACTCATTCAGAGCATCGGCACGATGGCGGAGAAAGCAGCAAAGAACATGGTGGCCGGCGCGGTAGCAATCACGCTAGTTGCCGGGGCAATGGTGGCTTTGGCTATCGCTCTGCTCATGTTCAAGTTGATCAAGTGGGAAGACATGGGGAAGGCCGGCGCAGCATTGGCCGGTGTTACGCTCGCGGTTGGAGCGCTAGCCCTCATCCCATACGAGGGAATCGCAAAGGTTGGTGTGGCGCTTCTTGCTGCATCGGTTGGCATGATCGCTCTCGCAACTGCGCTGATTATCTTCCAAAAGGTCGAGTGGGAGTCGATGAAGAAGGCGGCTTACACGCTCATTGCGCTCACCATTGCTTTGTCGTTGATGACGGCATCTGCCAACCCCGTTAGTGCGGGAGTGATTCTGGCAACTGCTGCGGCGATGCTATATTTGTCGTTCGCGCTCAAGAACCTCAACGAGGTGGATTGGTCGTCCATTTGGAAACTCGCAACGATCTTGGCAATCCTCACGGTTGCTTTGTTGGGTCTTACGGGCGTCCTATATTTGCTGGGTCCGTTGGTCATCGTTCTGGTGGCCTTTGCGGGTGCAATGTTGTTGTTGGGAGCGGCTCTGTTCCTCTTTGCAGCGGCTTTAGCCCTAGCATTGTCTGTCGCAGCAGGTGGTGCAGCGGCCTTCGCGGCTCTAGCCATCGGTGCTGCAGTGGCAATTGCCACATTCATGCAAACGCTGGCCCACGAGGCGCCCATCATGAAGAAGGCGTTCCTCGCAATCCTCAAGGAACTCATCGACACGATCGTCCAAGCAGTTCCGATGATCATCGATGGGATCAAGAGGCTGTGGGAAGCGGTCAAGAAGGAGTTCCAAGGCAACGACAAGAAGAAGGCAAGCGGGGATGCGGCCAAGGGCTGGATCTCAAGCGCCTCTG